GAGGATCGGATGAGCTTCTATAAGGCAAGCAGTTCAGAATACGCACAGTTTTACCATAGTTATGTGGTTACCGGGAGCAAGCAGATCAGTGCTCCTGTGCAAGTCACCTTCGTAAGCCAGGCAGAGACAGATTTAGATCAGGCTGCTGAGGATGGCTGGGAGACTGAGAGCAGCATCGATAAACCCATCCCGGTTAGCGGACCCAATTATAGGGAACGCGATCCGGAAGACTATATCGATCTGACGCCTCCTGAGTACATCCCCTATAAGTATGAAAATGAAGCCAAGCTTTATGGTCAGTTCTGCTCGACCGTCCTTTATCGCCTGGAGCAATGCAGTTCCAGAATAGAAGAGTGGAAACAGATCACTGAAGACTACAATCGCAAGGAACTCATCCCGGACTTGTATAAAGCAGTTGGTGGACGTAGTGAACGCTCGCTGAGAGTCTGGCTGGAGCGATATTTGAATAACAACCATGATATGTACTCTCTGCTGCATAAGGGCAAAAATCAGAGCCGCGGACGTAAGGTAAGCTATATCGAACAGAACTACCTGCTCAATCTGCTGCTGAATCCCAATAACATCAAAATCTCCACTGCGGTGGGAAGTTTGAAAGATGCAGCTCGCAGGGAGCTATTGATCTCACCCTCCAGCGAACCAACGCTGCGCAGGTGGTGTAATGACTATGAAGCCAATAACCAGGCAATCTGGGTGCAGGCAAGAAAAGGCAGTAAGGCAGTGGCAGAGACCATCGTCAAGACGATCATCCGGGATGCCAGTCTCCTGAATGTAGGAGATGTCTGGGTAGCCGATGGTCATAACCTCGCTTTTGATATTATGAATCCCAAAACCGGTAAAGCCCAACGCATGACCATGATCATGGTCTTCGACTGGGCTTCCAGATACCCGGTAGGCGCATCACTTGCATTTACCGAAGATAGCCATCATATCCAGGTGGCCTTCCGGAACGGCTTCCTCAACTGGGGTGCCTTGCCTGAAAAGGTCTATCTGGATAACGGCAAGGCCTTCAAGAGCAAGCTGTTCCATGAGGGTTGGGATGATCACGATCTGGAGCAGGAACTCTGTGGGATCTTCCCCCGGCTGGGGATCAGTGCCGTATTCGCCAAGAGCTACAATGCCAAAGCAAAGGTGATCGAGCGGTTCTTCAGAACCTTCCAGGATCAGTTTGAACGCTTCATCTCTTCATTCAGAGGCTCATCCATAGCAGATAAACCCTCGACCTTGATGCGTAACGAAAAGTGGGCAAAGAAGCTGTTCGAAGCCCATCCTCCCACGATTGAAGAGACGATGCAGATGATCGCCTACTATATTAGACACATCTATGGCGAGCATCCCCACTCCGGGTTAAATGGTAAGACTCCCTGGCAGGTATTCAGCTCATCCAAACTTCCGGAAGACCGCATCGTAGTGCCGGGTAAGCTCAACAACATGCTGCTCAGCGCAGAACGCAAACGTATCCGTAACAATGGCATCCGGCTCGATAAGCTACTCTACTGGAATGTTGAACTGGTGAATAACATCGGTAAAGACGTGATCATCCGTTACGACTTGGGAGATGCCAGATGGATACTGGTCTTTGATACCAATGACAAATACCTCTGCCAGGCGGAACTACGCAGAACCCAGCATCCGATGGTGCAACTGGCTGAAGATGAAGCCACTTCATTTAGGGAACTCAAGAAAGAATATACTGAGATCAAGAAGCTGCAGCGACGTACCGAACAGCGCACTAAGATAGTGGTAAAGCAAGCTCAGATCGCTGTCGACAGGCTGCTTCCTCCCCTCAAGTCCAGAAGCATTGAAGCCAATCCCATCTTCAAGCAGCCGGCCATGATCGAGCCACCCAAACCCAGTAGAGATGAAGCCATCCATGCGATGGAGAAAGAGATAATTAAGCTACTGCCGGAGCTTGAGCCGATCCAGACCGAGATCAGCAAGCCTAAAGAACAAGCAATAGTGCATCCGGCAGCTCAAACATCCACAAGCTCATCCGATGATAGCTTTCAAACCATGCTCAAACGGGCAGGACTCAGATAAAGGAGGAGAACCATGAAACAGAATAAACTGGTAGCAATCAAGAATGTCTTGGAAGCCGATGAATGCATCCGCTTCCTGCTCAACCGACCGAAGATGGAGATAGTGGGACTGGGTATGCTGTATGGATGTCCCGGTCTCGGCAAGAGCACCTATGCTCAGAGAATGGCGTTTCAGCGAGGTTATATCTATCTGCGGCTGGAATCCACTACTACCCCCAGAGCCTTTATGGTGGCACTCTTAAGTGCCCTGTTCACGAAGTTCCGGATGGGACCCGTAGTTCCCGTCGGCACTGCCAACAACCTGCTTAAGCTGATCCTGCACATTCTGGAAGACCATAAAGACACGGTAATCGTAATCGATGAGATCGACTATGCCTTCGGACACGAGAAACTGCTCGGTGCGATCCGAGACATCGTGGATGAGACTTTGACGGTGATCATCTTAGTGGGCATGCAGAATGCCAGAGACAGGCTCTCGCAGATCAATGCCCATTACTTCGACAGATGCAATTACTTCTATGAGTTTCAATACATCTCCCGGCAGGACCTTGAACTGGTAGCCCGAGAGGTGATGGATGTAGAGGTTACAGAGGAAGTGATCGAGAAGATCGATTTCAATAGCGGTGGCAACCTGCGTAAAGCCATGAAGGTGATGTACATCATCGAGACCCAGCAGCAGCAAGAGCCCGATAAAGCCATTGCCGATATCGATCTGAGGAATGTAATATGAACGAACTGATCCTGAACTTCGTCAACCAATACAAGCATCCCTTTACGGCTGAGTTGGCAGCAGAAATGACGGCTATTGAGCTCGACCAAGTGAGGCCTGTTTTAGCCGATCTGCTTGCCGATAAGACGATCAAGCTGATCTCTGTGGAAGAGGGTATTTACGTGCGTAGCAACCGATATAATCCAATCGTGGGCTATGGCGTCAAGTCAGACTGGAGATTTGATCAAGAGGCAGCACTTATCCTGCTTGATCTGATTGAAGCCGGTAACTACAGCTCAGTGAGAAAGATTGCCGCTGCTTACGGACGCAGTCGCCAGTGGGTCTTTGTGTATATGGAAGCTCTTGTCTCAATTGGATGTATCGGAATGTCCGGAAAGACCTACCTGGTGCATCGTAAAGACAATGTCGCTGAGTTAGGTACCAGGATCGAAGCAGGATGTCTGGGGCGGCTCAGGCCTACCATCAGTGAAGAAGAAAAGCAAAGAAAAGCCGCTGAAAAAGAAGAGCGGAGAATCCAACGCTTAGCCAAGCAAGAGCAGATCAGGCTTGAACTGGAAGAAAAAGCGAGAATAGTAAAAGCTTGGGATAAATACATCAATTCATCTCAATCTTGGAAAATGTGCTTTCATGAATATCTGAAGAAAACCGGGCAAGTTTAAGGAAACAGGAGACATTCTATGACACAGGAACTACGAGAACGACAACTACGTCAACAAATCCATGCCTTACGGGTCAAGAAGTTCCACTGGCCCGAGGATGGCTTCAAGTATATCATGAATGGCCTTGGCTTTGGTGTTTCCCTATCGGCTCTCCCGGAAGAGAAGCTCCAAGAGCTTAAATCAATCCTGATCTCTTACCGCAAACATGGCCGTCCATACGAGTTTAGCTACGACAAGCAGGGTAAGTATATGTTCTCACTCATGAAACAGGCAGAGTGGACGGATGCAGAACTCCGGGCCTACATGATCAAACGCTTTCACAAGAGTCACTGGAATCTGCTCGATCCCAAAGAGCGCAGAGCCGTAATCGCTATGCTGCAGAACTACATCAATAAGAAAACGACAAATAATAAACCAATCTGAAGGAGAATCCTCATGGAAAAGAAAACGACAACCGAACGTACCAAGACTGACGCTCAGGGCCGAGCCATCCCAGTGTCAGTGATCAAAACCGAAATGCTGAAACAAGACTCAGTAGTCAATAACACTCTGGATCGAGTCTTACGGCTGCAGAAACGCATCATCTCCGACAAGAATAAGCTCTATGGTGAGATACAGAACTATCTCGACTATGTAGCTAAGAAGAGCGGATTGGACTGGAAAGGCAATGCCGGATTTTCCAGCTTTGATGGTAAATACAAGATCGAAATCCGCTTCAAGGAGCGCATCGAGTTCGGTCTGGAACTGCAGCTTGCCAAACAGAAGATTGATGAATGCCTGAAAGACTGGTCAGCAGACTCCAATGCCAACTTGAGAGCCATCATCAGCGAAGCTTTTCAGGTGGATAAGAAGGGTGAGATCGCTAAAAACCGCATCCTATCTCTGAGAAAGTATAACATCAAGGACCCAGTCTGGAAAGAAGCAATGGAACTGATCGATAAAGCGATCAGAGTAGTATCGACCAAGCAGTATGTATCTTTCTACGAACGTGATGAATACGGCGAATACAAGATGATCGTACTCAACTTCACGGCACTATAGGGTAAGAAAGAGTGGCAGCGTTATGTATCTCAATTTGATCAAAGTACAGGAGAATGAATCATGGCATCTATGAATAACAACATCGCAGAGGAGATCGAAAGCATGACTGTCTTTAAAGATGGACGCAACTACCGCACTGATGAAGTAGCGGACATACTCAGAGTTGACCGTTCCAGTGTTTACCGCTGGATACGGGACATCCTCGATCCTCTGCCTGCTTTTAGAACCAAGGATAATGGCCAGCTACGCTGTGCCGGAAAAGACTTAAACGACTACCTGCTTAAGCACAAGGTTCGCCCTGAGTATGAGTAATGCAATGGAGTTCCGCATCAAACGGGACAACTGCAAAGAGACTTTCCTCAATGGCAACACCGATCCCACAGAGCTGGCGGTGATCTTCGGAGTGTCCGATATCACCGTCCGCAAGTGGATCAAGAGTGGTAAATGGAATGAGTTATTCAAGGAAGAGCGCAAGCTTGACCATGAGATCGGTATCGCCCGCAAGCGGGCACGCATCCAGGCACTTCGTGAATATGCCAAGAACCCCGCAGATACCGCTTTACAGAGCCTTGTAAGCCTGATCAAACAGAATCAGAAAGACAATGAACCATCCAAGGAACTCAATGATTACATCGTTCGCTTCTTGGATCAGGTAACTGATTTCATGATCGAGAAAGGGCACGAGACTCTGCTCAAGCAGTTCCAAAGCATAGTGCTCGACCTTGCCGATTACTTGAGAGTAAGAAATGGATAAATATTTACCTTCCTCCGACATAAAGACTCCAATACCTAACCTACCTACCCTCCAATCCTACCCAGCGGAGCCGTTGCCTCCGGCTCCGCGCTTTCATGGTTACCCTCCAAACCCTCGGGGTCCCCGATTCCCAGCTTGCTGGGGATTGGGGTGAGTCCCGGTTATGTCTAAGAAGTTCATTCAGCGACATAACAAGGCACTGGCGGAGATCGCATCAAAAACGATCTCCGTCTTGCCTTTTATAGACGATAATCCCGAAGCCAAGGCTGAGCGGATAAAACGTACTAATGGAGAAGGCTGGGGTGCCTTCTCGTTCTTCTGCCATACCTATTTCCCACATATCTTCCCGCTACCTTTTTGCCCAGCGCACGAGACTATGTTCGATGAAACTGATAAGGGCTCAGGCATCATCGCCATTACCGGTTTTCGTGGGCTGGGCAAAACGGTTCTGATGGGAGTGGTCTATCCTATCTGGCTAATCATCAGAGGAGAACGCTACATTATTCATACTGCAGCAGACAGCGATCTGGCGCAGGAGAGGACAGCATTTACCTTGCATGAGCTACAGAACAATAAGCGGCTCACGATGGACTACCCAGAGCTGCAACCAATGGACAGCTTTGATCTGGACTTCTATCTCAAGAACAAAGCGAGGATCAGAGCACGCTCTATCAAGCAGACGCACCGGGGAACGATCAATCCCAAGACAGCTAAACGTCCCGGATTGATTGTCTGTGATGATATCGATAAAGAAGAGAATGTGGGTAACCAGTCCATCGGTAAGAGACGCATGGAGAAGATCTCTCAGGAGCTTGCCGGGGCCTTGGCACCCGATGGCAGTGGCAGGATCATCTGGCTTGGTAACCTGGTACATCCCAACTATGCCATCTGCCAGTTTCAGGAACTCATATTAGGCGAAATACGAGCAGATAATCCAGATTTGGATACATCATGCCAGTCTGTCCTGAAAACGCACCAGAAAGCGATTTTGCGCTTCTCTCTCGAAGATCTGCAGGGCAAGTCCATTTGGGAAGAGCAGTACCCCACTGCCACTCTGCCAAACCTACGTGCTAAGTTCGGTAATACCGGATATCAAAGAGAGATGCTTGGTCAGCCAGTCATTGAAGGTAACATCTTCAAGAACCACTGGTTCACCAAGTACCGGACCCTGCCTGATCCATCCAAGATCAAGCGGGTCTGGCTCTATGCCGATCCTGCCTGGGGAGAGAAGGGCTGTTACAAGGCTGTTATCTCCATAGGCTACGATGGAAACCGTTTCTATGTGCTTCATGTCTGGATACGTCAAACCGAGAACACCAAATTCTTCAGATACTACTATGATGCCTATCAGGAGTTGGATCGCACTTACCGAGTGAAAGCCAGGGCAGCCTGTGAAACTACCTATGGACAAGCACGTATCCTGGCTGACTTTGATCGGTGGTCACAAGACAACCGTCTACCACCGATATCGCATCGCATCAAGCGGATAGATAACAAGGATAACAAGAACCTACGCATAGAGAGGACTGAGACTATCATTGAGACCGCCAAGGTGCTCTTTCCGGAGGGGCAGGATACACCGACTCTGATATCTCAGTTCCTCACCTATCCTGATGGCTATATCGATGGCTGTGATGCACTGGCTGGATGCTTGGAGCGATTCTCTGAATATGACATCGGCAGGAATAGAGTGAAAGTTAGGCGGTTCTCCTTCTAATGAACTACTATGATCAGCTCATGCTTGAGTACTACCGGGTCCTGAATAATGCCTGGAAGACAGAGATACGAGATGCATCAAGACTTGCCATCCAGATGCTAAGTGATATGCCCCGAGCCGAGAAGCTCAATAAAGACTCCATAGATAAGCTTATGGGCATCATCAATACCCAGTTGGGAGATGACTTCGCAGCACTGGTCAATGAGCCCACCAAAGCGATAATAGACCGCTGTATCCGGCTCGGATTAAAAGACACGCAAGTGCAAGCACCCATCAAGACCAGCATCGGACTTTGGGGCATTGAAGATCAGCACTTATCATCCACCATCCAGAAGCAGCAGTTGTTCTGGATCGGTAACCACTTCGAAGCTGACATCCGGCAGAACTTTGCCGACACTCTGTCCAAGGCCATAGAGCAAGGATATACCAAAGAGATGCTCGCCAATACCCTCAAAGAACAGTTTGGAGACATTGCAGAGAAGTCATCACACTACTGGCAAGGGCTGGCAGAGCATACAGCTCTCAGAATCAGAGAGTTCGGAAGACTACAAGGCTACAAGAAAGCCCAAGCGAAGTACTACAAACTCGTAGTGATCCTCGATGATCGCACCAGTGATATCTGCCGGGCACTGGCTGCTCAGGACAAGATATATCCCCTTAACGATGCAATCGAAGTTATGGATAACCTTATGGCACTGGATACCAAGTCCAACAGCCTGGATGATGCTCGGGATTACATCAAAGCCCTGGCACCTTGGATTAAAGACGATCAGATAGAATACGACTCAGAGATGAATCCGGTCGGTATTTCCGGAGCGCATACACCGTTTCCACCGTTTCATTGGAAATGTAGGACGAGTACTATTCTATTCTAGTCGTCAACAGATCAGCACTTTAAATCTTCCTAAACCAATTTATATTTAACATTCTAATCGAACAATATAGTGTTCTGCATATTCTATCATTCTTTTCAGAAACATTTAGTAAAAACGTCTTGACAATAATTCTAAAACTCAATCTCTTGTTCTCGTGGGTATAGAGAAAGAAAGATGGAGGTAATATGCCACTTAAAAAGAACGATAGGATCATCTCGACTGGGATAATTCTTGATCCAAGTAAAAAGTCAGGTCAACTCCGTTGTACATGTGATTGTATATGTGATTGCTACAAAGACATCCTAAAAGATGCCACAAAAGCTTATGCAACCAGCTTTGCCACTTCTTATGGACAGTTAGCCTTTTAGGCAAACTGAAATCATTCAACAGATATACTCCTTCCTATACCCACTATATTTTGATTCAGGAGAATAATATGTATCTTTTAAAGGGATTATCGATTGGCAACAAGCATTATGTTTATGATGGAGTTTCGGGAACAATATTCTCAACGAGCAAGGAATTATCAAAGCATGCATATGCCATTAGAAGCAGTGATAGGGATTCAGTTATTACCGCTCTTCTTAATCTTGGGTTAAAGAGAAGCACTGCAACAAAAATATATGTTGAGTTTTTCAACAATCTTAGGGAACATGTATCTGATGTGATTGATATCAGCGATATTGCATTTTATCAGCAATCCAGTTTAGATGTATTTCCTAATAGCGATATTATTCCTGAGCAAATAGTATTCTGCATAACAGAGAATTGTAACCTGCGTTGTTCATATTGTTGTTATAATGATAATTACAACTTAACCAGAGGCATATCCACGAAGTCAATGCCAATATCAATAATACAAGCTGTTGTAGATTATTTACCAACACCTCAAGTTAAAGAGTATACATTCGGCTTTTATGGGGGTGAGCCATTATTAGAATTCGACTTAATACAAAGAGCAGTATGCATAATCCAGAAGAAATTCCCACTTTCAGACTTTTCAATGACGACCAATGGAACTTTGTTAACGAGAGATGTTGTAGATTACCTTGTAGCGAAGAAATTCTACCTTACAATCAGTGTCGACGTTAATCAAGATATCCATGATAGAAATCGAAGATTTCAAGATGGGGCACCTACCTATAATTTGATTATTAACAACCTGGAATACATGAAGCTAAAATATCCTGATCACTATTCAAGTCATACTCAGTTTCGTGCGACAATACTTGACCCGAACGACTGGGTTACAGTTGATAAATCAACAAATTTAAATATATCAACTACATCTACTGTATGCCATAACTCCGACGATACTATGACTATCCCAGAAATGTCAGAAGAAAGTAAGGCCATATTAGATGCGAGTTACAGATTAGTTCATGATGAATTACTTCAGTGTAGTCCAGAGAGTATATTGTCTCTATCATCAAAGGCACAGGATTTGTTTAAAGTATTATCAATAATTCACTGCAGGATAGCAAATTCAAATCACCTTCATCTAGGTGGAATTTGCAATCCCCCTGGCGGTAGAAAACTTTATGTTGACTCACACGGCGATTTTTACATCTGCGAAAAGGTAGATTATGCCTTAAAAATTGGAAGCTATCTGACTTGGATTGATAAGGATTTAGTCAAAAAAATCATTATAGATTTCGTCTCTTTTAAATTGAAACATTGTAGCTTCTGCTGGGTCAATAAGTTGTGTAGTTTGTGTTTTAGTTCATTGCTCAATAATACAGGTTTTGTTATTCATAACAACGAATGCAATACGGAAAGAATTAAGTTAGAAAATTCTTTAAAATTGTACATAGAAATTATTGAAGCTGGGAAAGTCGATCTGCTTGATGGCATTTCGAAATGGATAAATGAAAAGAGATATTAGTAACATGAACAGCTGCTTAGCATCTAATCAGATATAAGTACTAGTATGAGATTATACGTTAGGTTACTATCTGCATAACTGACTATGTATGCTGTATCCTAGCAGGTGAGATCAGAAAGAATGTATAAGAGTTTTTACTTACTTCTGGTTAAAATATTTAAGCCTTACTACAAAAGTATATTTGTATATTGCATTCTAATGGTTATTAATGCTATACTTTTGATGCCAATCCCGTTCTTGTCACGGTATATAATCGATGTTTGCATTCCTGTTAAAAATTACGCCAGTATACTGATTATCGCACTGGCCATATTCGCTGTTTACATAGTTCAGAAACTGCTGGGTTATTTTCAAGGGCTTTTTTTTTACAAGGTTAACAGGCTTGGGGTAATACGTTTACGTGCGCTAATGCTTAAGAAATTATATAGGGTGCAAGATGCAATTAGAAGGAGGTTCTCATCTAGCTACTTAACTATGAGAGTTGATGCGGATACTGAAAACCTTAACCCGCTATTTGCAGATCGGCTTGCATTACTCTTACAAGACATTCTGTATTTTATAGTCGGAGTTATCAGCATGATTTTTCTAAGTAAAAAATTGTCAATCATTGTGCTGGCTTCTTTGCTTTTATATGTACTTGAGATAGCCTTTTATAAGGATAAATTAACTGCTGCTGCCCAAAAGAATATTGAATCTAATGCTGTTTGTTTCGCTAACACTGAAGAATGCATACAAGGATTACGTACTTCAGTATTGTTCCAGAACCCTTCGTATTTGTTTAGTAAATTCTTCAGATATGAGAAAAATACATTTAAAACGGGAATCTTTCAGTTTAATATGTCTATGAAGTATTCTATCATTTTATCTGTTATATCGTATATCCCATATCTGACCTCTCTGCTTGTTGGTGCGTCATTGATCATTAATAACCAATGGTCATTAGGTTCGATGCTGGCATTTCAGAGTTTCATTGCCTATGTTTTTGATCCTGTGACCAGTATCATGAACTACATCTCATCATTGCAGAGCTCTAAAGCTTCGATTTCAAGAATTCAAGAAGTTTTTTCATATGAAGAAGAGCCATCATCTAGTAAGATATCGATGGTACAAAGCGTAGAATCAATTGAGTTTAAAAATGTATCTTTTGCTTATGACAGCAACAAGATATTAACTAACATCACTTTTTCTATGAGAAAAAATGAAAAAGTGGCTTTGGTCGGACCATCAGGATCTGGAAAATCAACTATCGTGGCTTTGTTGCTCGGATTGATAAGACCATTATCTGGGGAAATACTGATTAACAATATCTGTGCAGACCAAAGCCTATTGATCAAGTATCGAAGCAGAATAAAACTCATAGAACAAGAAGGATTTCTGTTCGATTCAACTGTTGAAGATAACATGAAACTCGTGCTATCATGTTCTAATTTAGCGCAAATAAAAGCAAGAGTTGCTCTGGAACATTTCGAAGCTTATTTCCCTTGTTGGGATGATGTTTATCACAATCGTGTAGGCCCTAATGGTAATAAACTATCCGGAGGTGAGAAGCAACTTGTTTGCCTTCTTCGCTGTTTGCTTACAAACCCAGACATTATGATACTTGATGAGACCACTTCAAATGTTGACGAGGATAGGGAGGATAGAGTTTTGAAGTATCTATTAGAATCGGGATGTGGGATTATTATGATAACACATAGATCAAGAAACCTTAATCGCTTTGATAAAGTAATATTCATTGAATCGGGTATTGTTACTAGTCAGAGAGTAAATGGAGATTAATAAAAAACAACACCGAATTCAATAACATTTATATTTAACATATAACCTCCTTCTAAGGTCGATATTCTTGTTTGTAAAATGACTCAGTTCTAATAGGCCACTTTTCAAGGATACTCTTCCACGGGGTATTGATGCGAATCTTGTAGCAGGTCGCCATATTATTGATACTAAATTTAACTCGGTAATACTACTTAAAAATTCTGATTGGATAGAGCCATCAGTCCGCAGTTTTAGAGCCACCAATTCTGATTCTGAGAGCCATTTGATGGTTAGGGACATTTCAGAGGCTAAAACAGATTCACTTTACATGAGCATTTAGATTATTCATACTGGAGAATGGCCTTTTGAGTTTTCCTTCGGGATAGCTAAAAATGAGAGCGAAAAGGGAGTGCTAGTCAGCACTCCCACTCACTTTGTGTTTGGCTATCCATGGCAGGTTGCTCAATAGAAGAGCCTACTTCCGTTTCACCAAATGGGTCAGTTATCATGAGCTATTGTGTTGGTCAAGAGATTGTTTTCAGCAATATACGATTCGTGAATAACTCCAAAGGGCATTTGAAGCGAAGCTTGTGTCGATGGCTTATAGCTAGTTGATAATAATGTAATATAGGATGTGTGATGTGACTCTGCCTCTTGCATCCGGAACCTGTGGCTCTTATTTCTCGGAGAGGTGGATCAGGACATCCGGAATATCCAACTACTTCCTTATAATCGTTGGCTCAGTAGTTTCAATCTTTGGGTCTCTTTGGGATATCCAGAACGGGCAAGGAAGTAGAAAGATACGTATATGAACAGAATGCGATTGGTTATCCCTAACACTTTCATGAGCTCTCAATAACTGATGAGGTAAACGTGTAATCATAAGTCGTCAGCAATCTAAGGAGTCATCATTAACATACAATATAGCATCTAGTAAACGATAGTGTGGCGTTCTCCGAATTACCACGCAGTAAGTTAGTACTATCTAAAGTATCCATGCAGCCCCAAGTTATCCAACAAAAGTTGTTTAACGAGACGTTAAGTGTTATGCACAGAATGAACAATATTCTTCATTAGGCTTCTTGGACTATCCGTCCATCGTAGAGATTGATAATCTTTTGTGCATATCCTGCATATTTATCGTCGTGAGTAACCATTACGATTGTTCTACCCTCTGAATTCAAGTCTTGAAAGATACTCATTACTTGTTGTCCATTAAGAGAATCGAGATTTCCTGTGGGTTCGTCAGCTAGGATTAGCTCGGGATTGGTTATTATGCACCTTGCAACTGCAACCCTTTGCTGCTGACCACCCGATAGTTGATAGGGATAGTGATTCATGCGGTGGGATATCTCCAAGCTGTCTATCACTTTATGTATCTTTTCTTTCCTATTGTCTGGTGATACTCCCATGTATATCAAGGGTAGTTCAATATTCTCAAAAACTGATAATGAATCGATAAGATTGAATTTTTGAAAGACAAACCCGATGGTGCTTCTTCTGAGGCGGTCTCGTTCGTTGATACTGAGAGACTGGGTCTCGATGCCATTCAAAATGTAGCTTCCTTTGGTTTGCAAATCCATCAAGCCTAAAATATGGAGCAGGGAGGATTTCCCACACCCTGAAGGACCTTTGATGGCAACAAAAGAACCCTTATTAATACTGAGATTCAGTATCTCTAAAGCAGTTGTTTCGACTGTGTCTGTTCTGTAAACTTTGCTGAGATCACTTATAGATATCATTATATTCTCCTTCATTCAGATTGCAGATATTGAATTGGGTTGGTCTTCCAAGCCTTTCGGCTGTTCAAATACAAGGGCAGGAAAACTACAAGGAATAGAATTATCACACATATCGGCAATACCCACCAGGGATAACCAACTGGCAAAGCAAACCTTGCGAAAAACTCTTGTGCCAAGTAGTAGGAACCAAGAAACCCAGCCAAACCAGTAACGCAAAATAAACACACATAACTCTTTAGCAGTAAAAACAAAATATGGCTGAATTCAGCACCACAAACTTTCCTGATGGCGATGTCCTTCAACTGCCGATAGAATTGTAGTGAACTAACAGCGTAGATTCCCATGATACTTACTGCGCAGATAATGAAAGCAAACAAGATGGTAAGAGTCACATAGATTCTGTCCGGCTGGTAATAGCGAATGAACTCCTCAGTCACATCCAGCGAGCGGAATCCCAATATGCCTCTACCGCTAATTTCCTCGAATAGATCATCAATCCTGCCCTGCACCTCGTATTTTTTCCCTGCTTCATAGGTTATCTGGAAAAATTGAAGCTGCCCTGGGGTTAGAACGTAAACCATGGGGATCATCTGGATATGAGTTGGGAAGAACCAGGCATCATTCACCACTGCGTCAATTTGGTAGAATTCACCTTCAGCACTTCCTGGTGTTCTAATTGTCTTTCCCAATGGTGATTCGGCTTGGGAGAACCGATTAACAAATGTTTGGTTCACGATTACTGCGTTACTTTTATCAGCACCGGGCAGTGCTCCACTTAATATCGGCAGTTTACGTTTTGTGAAGAAATCTACGCTAGTTCCTACCACATACGCTTCAATTTGCTGCGCATTCTTTACTCCTCCCAACTCAAGGGCAGTTTCGCTATATCTTGAATCCATGTCCAGTCTATCAGTAACCACGCTGAAATTAGTGGCAGTTTCGTACAATACTCCAGGAATAGCTCTTATCCTGTCACGCAAGGCATTGCTATCATAGAACATTGGATTCTTGCTTCCCACCATTGTGAGGTATCTGTATTGCAAGGTGTTGTTTGCCTCAAAGCCAATCTCATGATTAATAACCGAATAGTAACCAATACTTATCACACCGGCGAGAGAAATGAAAAGGAAACCTATCGCCAATTCGGCATATAGAATGGACTTAACTCCTATTGCCCGCTTTTTATGGCGATCATCTGTATTGCTTATCACACCCCTGGAAAAATGCCCAGCAGAGAGAAAGCCAGATATAAAGAGAATCAACAGCATCCCAAGTATGGCAAATGCTTCTTGGAGAAGAGTGGGATTGGTATAAAATCCCACCAGTTTATGAAAAACTTTAGCTACCAATAGATATAAAGAGCCGCTCAGTAGTATTGCTATAAAGAAATAGCTTACGTACTCTGTAAACAATTGTACGAAAATATCCTGCTGAAGTGACCCAACTGACCTCCTGATAGCGAATTCATCCCTCCGTTGTTGCCAGGATAGAATAACTATATTAATAAAATTCAAGAGTGCCGCCAGTAGCAACAATGCTCCAATCCCCATAACGGCATAAACACTCATAGAGTTCATAGTAGGTTCATCTTCTTTTAAATTGCCGATAAAGTGAATCCTCCTAATCTGGTCAAGATGAACGGTCTTCTTTTCTTGAGAGTCACTAAGCTCTGCATTGTTTGCCAGCATCTTATTGATGGCTGATTCAACGCTTGAGACATCCTTGGGGTTGGGAATTCTCAGCCGGATATGCCCTCGTAACAAGTATTCCTGTGGTTCGGTGACACTGGTAAGTGAGGTTGGAAGCAAATCATAAATATCGGCTCGTAAATGCAAATTCTGTGGCAAATCCTCAAACACGCCTGTTATAACATAACGAGGCCTGTCTCTAACCATTATCTGCTTGCCGACTGGATTCTCATCCCCGAAGTACCTTTCCGAAAATCTCTTGCTGATAATCAAACTTGAATTGTCAACCAGCAGTGAATCCTTATTTCCATAGATGAACCGCATTTTGTAATGTTCAGGCAGATTGCTGGTAACCGAGCATTTATCATTGATGGCAATTCTCTTGCCTTCGCAGTTAAGGTTTATATCAAGAAAACTATTGTGCATTATTACGAAGTCTTTTATTTGTGGTATCTCTCGTATTATAATGCCGGCTGTCTGGAGATAAAACCCACTTTCATGTACTGCTTCACCTTCAGACGAAACAGAACTCAACCTTAGCCGATACCATTCACTTTGACTGGAAACAGATTTATCAAAATTCCAGTAAAATAAGCAGTAGGATAGTATAAGGATACTTGCTACCAAGCTAAGCGAAAGCCCGATAATAGCAATGCCAAAGCTTATCCTGTTCTTCTTCATCATTTTTAACGCAAAACGGATGTTTTGAAATAGCATGGAGTCTCCTTCTATTTGATGATAATGTCGTCCTTCTTTAGCCAATCTTTGTATGATGAAGTAATCACCTTTTCACCTTCTCTAAGCCCAGATACAACCTCTATATCACGGATGTTCTTGAAACCAAAAGTGACATTCCTTCTGCTTGCCCTCTTTCCAGATTTATCCACAACAAAAACCCATTGTTCCCCACTATCCACAAGGTACTGTCCCTGAGGTAAAATGAATGCATCCTGCAGTTTCTCAGAAAGCAGTTCTACCGAAACAAATTGTCCCGACCTGTAACTTTTAGGTATCTCACCAATCAGATTTACTTGTATGTAATCATTTATAAGTTTGGGGTTGATTCTGTCCAATCTAAGTGTAATCTCCTCATCTCCCGCATAAAACCGAGCTTCTTGCCCAACCGTGAGCTTCGGTAGATAAAACTGGCTGACTTGTACCTGGACATAGTAACTTGAAGTATCCTCTAAGACTGCTATTGTTGCCCCTGTAGAGATAATCTGCCCTTGATTCACATTTAGTTCGGTGACAACTCCATTGATTGGTGCTTTTATCTCAAGATCATCCAGCTTCGACCTGATCTGGTCTAAACCAAGGCGGATGGTATTTATCGACTGGCGCAACTGTCCAATATGTTGATCTCGAAACAACGAATCAGATGCAGCCTCTTCTGTTCTGGCACGATAGCTAAAACTTGCCAATTCATAATCTTCTTTAGAAGTGAGGAACTCTTCTGTGGATATATGTTCATTCTGCCATAGTAGTAAATTTGCATTATATGAACGTTCTGCCCTTTTAAGTTTCTGCTTTGCTTCCTCTATTTGAAGCTGCTTCGTCAAACGATTTTGATTGTTCGTAATTATTGCATTATTTAGATTATTGATTTGTTCAGTTAAAGCAGTCTCTTGCGAAAGGACATTCAGCCGTAAGTCATCATTGCTGAGCTTAAGGATTACGTCACCTGCGTGGACACTATCTCCTACTGTATGAATTAGTAAATCTACTTTCCCCCCGACAGAAGCTTCAATCTGATATTCGTGAACGGGAACAATTTTTCCCTCAGCTTTGAAGCTTCCTTCCATGACACCATATTTTACAGTACAAATCTGTATGTCTTCTAACCTAACTGTTGTCCTCTTAATCGACCGTATAATGCAAAATCTAATAGATAAAAGCACGAGAACTATAACAAAAAGAGAAATGCTATACTTTGCTATCTTTCTATGAAATGGATATTTCTGTGCTATTATTCGATCCATGTTACATCCTTTATAGTTTCCAAAGTAAGCGAACCAATAGTTCAATCAAGGCATTTGGTTAATTCTATCTTTAATAATGGAAACAATGATTGAACTACTACTCAAAATGTCAAGTCATTTATATCAATTCACATCCCCCCGTTTTTCATACACGGAATTTCGAGCTGCATATAATTGTTCCACACTCCCTTGAATTTGTCCACATTATACCTTACAACAAACGAAAAACATAGGGTCACGATATTGGAGAGTTTGTAGTAGATAAAGTCGTATATTTTCTTCCAAAGTTTCGGCCGGTAGATGATTTGATGCGGGAAGGAGACAATAATATCTTTAGCACACATCTTCAGTGAGTACAGATAGCACATTGCCAGGAGGAGAACCTGATTCATGTTTTGGAGTCTTAAATATGTCATTAACTGTATATTTTCCCAGCCATATACCTGCTTGATGTGTTTATGCACCTCTTCAATCTTCCATCTTGTCCTGTACATCCGGATAGCCTTTTTGATGATTTCCTTTTCGGACAAATTTGGTAGGCTGGGAAAGTCACATAAGAAGTGGAAAATCCCTTTTGTCTCTCCAGGATGCTTTGCAAACTTAGACACAACCAACAATAAATCAATGGTTTCCGGGTTCTTCCTAGGATATGGGTCCAGACGCAGTTTAACCCTCATTAGCCCACACTTAATTATCTCATTGTTTTCTTTGAGTTTGATTTTTGTATCACGTTTAACCATTTTAATCACTTCACTAAAAGCAATTTCTTCTCCATCTACGATTAGGTTTCTAATACCCTTGCCCCTAACGATGTAATTCATCCCCAATTGATTAAGCGACTTGAAAAGTGTCCGGTCATCATAACCCCTGTCGAAGATGTAAACTCCCTTGTTGCATGAAGCCAAGTTGATTGCTACCAGACGATCTTCAAGTATTTGCGACACGCTATCAAGTTCCATATCCCTTGCAATCAAATCAGAGCTAATAGGGCTGATCTGGTAACCATTATCATCGCTGTTGAAAGCGATGGTGTTGAGGAGTGTGTAGCCAAGCTTATCATGTTCGCCAGTGCTTCCGTCTCTTACTTTCTGAAGCCCCTCCATCTTCTTCGCTTTGGCCTTGATGATATCGCTTTCATCTATAATTATCCCTGTCTCCATATCAAATCCACGGCATTGCTTTAAGATAATCGAGTCTTGAAGCCTTGTACCAAAGTCTTCTTTGTTCAGGTGCCTGGTAAAACGTTTACAAATGTTTTTGGGTGAGTGTTCTTCCAGCAAGCTCAGGGCAATCTGATTGTTGATTACAGATTGAGATTTCAATATTCCTAAACTTATATCTTGCAAAAACTTAAACTCAGGTTTCGTAAAGCTTTTACTGTGGCTTCTGATGTGATGGTTAAAATTAACTTGCATCTTTTCTTTGGTCTTGATTTGTTGTCCATTAATCATGGGTGACTCCTTATATCAAATTCATAAACCAACATATCTGGAGTCCCCTTTTTTAGCAAGAAAAATAATGGACAATTAGTAAAGATATCCTACTTGTTTTTCAAGAAGATATCCACAGCTACCCACATAGCAGCAGCATATATAAGATAACTGAAGTTTTGCCTTAAACTGCCTAAAATTGTAGGAGTTATCCACATTTTTTGTGGATAACTAGGCGTATTTATCCTATTGTCGAAGTTTTCAGTAATTACAACGCAATTCTCAGCAGAAAATTATCTATTTGCGGACGTGATACACATTTTCAGGTATAACATGATGCTATATGATGGTATTGCATATGCTTACGGAATAGTTATGAAAAATATCGGGGGGATGTGTGATTTATATCAAATCATCTATCCGATAGCATAATGCTATACAAATCAAGACATATTTAATGCACATGGGACAATTTCTGTCGCATCCTTGCTCATCTGTATTTGTCGGCATACAGGGCAGTTCTTTCCTTGCTCCATATCAAAATATCCAATACGAGCACAAGGAGAAAGCATGACCGATGCATTGTTGAATCTCATCAAAACCCAGCTTGTCAGACACGAAGGCCTACGATTGAAGCCATACCGCTGCACAGCAGGCAAATTAACAATCGGTGTTGGACGCAATCTCGATGACTGCGGCATTTCCCAGAAGGAAGCTTATGCCCTGCTGGATAGTGATATCCGGAACTGCGAACAACAGCTATTGGATGAGATTCCGGTTATCTACAGTGCACTGGATGAGGTTCGCCAGTCGGTGCTGCTCAACATGTGTTTCAATTTAGGTTTGAAGGGGCTCCTTGGCTTTAACAACACTCTGGCTTTCATTGCTGCTGGCGACTGGGAACGGGCTGCCAATGGGATGTTGGCGTCTAAGTGGGCAAAGCAGGTTGGGTTCAGAGCTATTGAGCTATCCGAGATGATGAGGAAGGGCAAGTGATCCCTATCCCGGTAGAGACTGACACCATGCTCTCCATTCTCAATCTTCCAAAGGAGATGGGTGATAATGCTATCTTCAAAGAGCATAAGGGTATAGTCATGGAGATGATCAATATTCTTGTTCTACCGGAGCATTACGACCGGGCTATTCAAGATGATTTGCCTGAAGAGGAGCCGTTCCTGATCTCTTTTCGTTTTGGGTTTTGCTTCCTGATGCTGCACTCCACTGCCGAGTTTCTCAATTTGAAGACCCTGGGCGAGGGTATTGTTAAAACCGTAGGATTAGACCAGTCTGCTACCGAACTGCTCACAGGGAGCGAGATTGACGCATTTAAAGCCAAGCTTGAGCTGCGAGCTCTGGTGGCCTTGCAACCCTATCTGAATAACGCTGGACTGGATCGTTTGAACGAACTCAAGCCCCGACCTGCCAGATCAATCCGAGTGGGAGTGATATGAGCTTTTACCACGAATTAACACAAATAAAAGCACGAATGGGCACGAATAATGGGTGACGAGATTATGAGAGAAGTTTATCTGGCTATCTATACAGCTCTGGAGAGCCGACTGCACCTGATCGGTTCTGTAATCGATGCAGATTCTCGCAAAGAGATATTGGCACAGCAGATTTACGATAAGGGCGACTTCTATGGCAACACCGGATACTTAGTTCAAACTGATCCCAATTCCATGATCCTGAGAGTAGGCTCCAACGTTAAGCATGAACCTTTTGTTTTGGGTGGCAAAGTGCCTTCCTGGACTCCGATCGCCCCACTGATCGCTTGGGTCGAACGCAAGCACCTGTCTTGGACTGACAAAGAGACAGGTAAGCAACAGACCGTAGCCGAGATCGCATATCTCATCCGGGGTAAGATCAAGCGGGAAGGCATCGCTGCCCGTAATGTGTTTGCCTCAGTGATCGCTAACCGGGAGCAGTGGATATACCAGCAACTGAACGATATCGAGGTGAGTCTATGAACCCCCATGACAAGTTTATCGCAGACCGGAACCGGATAGTCGATGCCTTGAATTTTTCCGATATACCCACCATCCAGTTCAACAAGGATGCAATCCCCAAGCAGTTACCTTGCGCTATCGTGATCCTGGACGCTGAGACAGGTAAGAACGGTACTTCCAGACAGTATGTGAGTACCGATCTGGCATGGACAGTATTTCTGATCGTTAATGCCCAGAATGTATCCGATCCAGATAGAGACCTTTATCTGCTCAAGGAGAAGTTCCGCTCTTTCTACCTAAAGCTGATGAACCGGGACCTGCCCAGCATAGAATACTATACCAGCCGCATCGACGGCACTCGTCTAGTCAGAATCGCCAAAATCGACCTGCTAAAGAGCGGCACGGGAGCAGGATCATGAGAGTGATGCGTATTGGCAATCATACCATAGCCTTGAGTTCAGTAAGCGATCTCATAGAAACCAAATATAAAGCGGAACCTGTTGATCTATCTAAGTGCCACAGGATCGGGAAACAACTGATCTCCAAGGCAGCCGAGACCAAGAAAGTGGTCTCACAGCCCTACTCTATGAGCAAACTGCTCACCTTACTCGATACAGACGAATACCACTCCGGTTGTATCGATGCGCTCTCGATGGCTACCGTCATGCAGTTCGAGTGCAAGAACAGCCAAGTTAAGGCCTGGATGGAAGCTGCTGAGTTCCCTGCCTGTGAAGACCAGACCACTATCCTGGCAGAGATGATCAAGTTCTATCTCGCCAGCGGTAATGGCTTCCTAATCAAGATGCGCAATGCTCAGGGTCAGTGGATGGGGCTGGAACGGATGCTTCCATCTGAAGTTCAGATCGTGGAGAACTATGACGAGTTCGGCTTCTTTAGACCCGACTATATCCAAGTGAAGAACAACCAGAAGAAGGACTTCGCTTATGCGGATATCATCCACATCAAGAAGTCCACTCACAAGAGCAATGCCTGGGGTTTAGCCTGTCTGCCTATAGCCATCAACATCGAGATATTAGGCGAGATCAAGACCTTTGATTACAACAACTTCAAGAATGGTCTGATGATCGATTACTTCATGATTGTAGAAGGTGGCACCCTCCGGGACGGCACAGTCACTGACGAACAGGGCAATGAAGTGCTCACCGATGCCTATACCGAGATCGAGAAGGCACTCACAGAAGTGAAAGGCAATGCCAAGAGCCATTCTACGGTATTAATCGAAAGCGAAAGCAGAGATGTGAAGATACGCCTCGAGCCACTGCGTCAGCAGGACAGAGAAGGTGGTTTCCTGAGCCTAAAGAAAGACTTACGAGAAGGTATTCTGGCTTATCACCGGGTCCCGGCCAGGATCGTCTCACAGCTTATCCCAGGGCAGCTTGGTGGCGATAACAAGAGCGATATGCTGATGTTCTACCACTTCGTAATCAAACCTCTCCAGAAACGCTTAGCACTCACATTGGCGATTGAATT